GCTCAGGTTTGCCGGAAATCTCACTTCGTGAAAGACCATGATACTTCTCCCTTACCGATTGCGCTGGCCGCGCCCCAAGGCACGGCTCATCTGCGCGGCGATCTGGCCCTGGCTGCGGCGAAAGCCCTCGGCGTCCGGCGTCGAGATGTTCATCACCACGCTCACGTTTCCGCCACCGCCACCGCTGCGCACACCCAGCTTGCCGTCCGCGCCGCGCGCCAGTGGCATGATCGCCTCCGGCCCTGCCTCACCCATCAAGCCAGTGCCGCCCCGCATGGGGAAGGTCACTGGCCCACTCACGATGCCGCCACTGGCAAACGGCTGTACGCGCCCTTGGGCAAAGCTTGCCCCATTGGCAAACGGCATCAACCCGCCAACCAGACTGCCAACACTGTTGGCCAGCAGGCCGCTTACATGATCTGTCACTGGCTTTACGGCGCCGTTGAACGCCGTGTTGATCAATGAATCCGCCAACGTGCGCAGCGACGACGACAGACTATCGCCATCCACCACCGCGCCTTTGATCGCGCGGCGTAATCCGCGGCTCATCCCCCGGTCCAGCGTTGCCACGTCGTAGCCGGTCTTCTCGAATGTGCCGCGTACCCTGTCCAGTTCGGCGTTGAACGCCGCCGCCATATCCGTGGCTGCCCCAAGCGAGCCGTCCAGCGCCTCAATCTGCGCATCCAGCGCGGTCATGTTTTCCTGCTCACTCATCATTAACTCCTCAGGTATCGGGATACGCCTGCATCAGCGCATCCAATCGGTCCCGCACCAACGGCGCACTGCCCTGCGCTTCGCCCAGCATCAGCCGCAACTCGGCAGGCGTCAGCGCCCAGAATTCGGTAGGCTTCAACCCCAAACCGCGCAGGCCCGCCTGCATCAGCCCTGGCCAGTCGAACCCGTTCATTGCGCCTCGGGCAGCATGAAAGCGCGCGCCAGCAACTCCGCTGCCGCGCGCGCCGCCGCCAGCGGCCCGCCTTCTATTTCGGCTGCGATCAGGTCAGCTGCGGTGCCTTGCCAGCCGCCGCCCCGCAGCCCAGCAACAATCAACGCCAGCACGTCGCGGGTCGAAAACCCGCCCGCTTCGAACCGCTCGACCAGATCGACCAGTGATCCCACCGCCAGCCCTGCCTCCAGTTCGGCCAAAGCGCCCAAAGTCAACTTTAGCACGCACCGCTCGCCATCGATGGCCACCGCCACTTCACCTGCCCAAGGGTTTGCCATCTCAGATTGCCGTAAAGATCATGCGACCCGCGCTTGCCATCGACAGCTCATAGGTCGCCTCGCCGTCATGCGTGCCGGCATATTCTATCGACGTGACCTGAAACGGCCCATCGATGATCCCAAAATCGGGGATCACCACCTGAAAATCTGGCGTTTCCCCGTCAAAGAAGATTTGCCGCGTCCGCTCGTCTGAATCCGCATCACGAAAAATGCCTGATCCGCTGATAACCGCTGATTTAACGCCGGCACCTGCCAGCAATTCACGCCAGCCGCCGGCACTCTCCAGGCTGGTGACATCCACGCTTTCAGCGTTAAAGCTGATGCGTGTCGCACGTAGGCCCGCCACGGTCTCGAAATTGCCGTCACCCGTCAGATCGACCTTGATCAGAAGGTCTTTGCCATTTTGAACTGCCATGTGTTTCGTCTCCGATTGAAGGGGTTAAACCGTGTCGTCGACCCGCGCGCGAAATGTCAGGTCGATCCGGCGCAGTTGTTCGCTGCGCCTCGCTCGCGCCCGGTAGAAATTCAGCGCCGCTAGATGGCCGCGATCCAGGGGCAACTCCGCATCCGTCAGCGCGTCGCTGACCGCCGCTGCCACCTGTTTGGCCGCCGCAAACCCAGCAGCGTCGCTGATCACTGACACGGTGAAGCGGTGCCAGGCCCCGCCTGCTGTGCCATCCGACCGGTCGTGCACATCCTCTGGCCCCAGCGTTACGTAAAGAGGCGGTAAGGCACCCGCCGGAGGCGCGTCATAGATCGCCCCGCCAACCAGCGCTGACAGTTCCGCATTCCCGATGAGTTGCCCGTAGACTGCGGTCTGCAGCGCCGCTGATCCGCCATAGCTCATACCGCCACCTCCTCTTGCGCATAGCAGGTCAGGTAGCGGCCCATTGGGTCGCGATCTGTCACAGCCTCGATCCTGAATATGCGGCTGCCATCGCGCAGCCGCTGTTCGGGCTTTGGGCGCGAGGGCGCACCATAGGGCGCTGCTCTGACCGTGATTTTATAGGCTGTGCTAGACAGCTGCGCCGTCCCGTCTGTCACCTCGCGCCCCGCGCGCGCGATGATCTCCGCCCATAGCGTGCCCACCTGTTGCCATGTCTCGCCGTAGCCGCCTGCGCCGTCAGGCGTGCGATCCGGCGTCTCCAGCACCAGTTGTCGGTTGAGGGTCACACGCTTCATATCGCAGCCCCTCCGCCCAGCAGGCGCACCGTGCGATAGCGCTCGATTAGGCTGGTCACACCAAACGGCATGCAGCCTCCGCCCAGCGCCGTATCGGCACGGTACTCATAGTAATGGGCCGCCAGCAGCAGCACCGCCTGGCCCAGATCTGCAGGCAGATCACCCCACGCGGCCCCAAACCCTGCGCGAAACCGCACGATCACCGCACCGGCCGACGGTATGGCTGGTAGCATGCTCGCCACCGGTACCAAACGGGGGCGGTGGGTGTCCTTCTCCAGTCGGTAATGCGCCGGGCTTGCCACTTCCTCGCTGCCGGACGTATGTCGCAGAATGACATCCTCGATGGCCAACACCGGCGCCACTGGCAGAGCCTGACCGCATTCCGTGCGCCACGCCATCAGCTCCCAGGAAAATATCCTCTCAATCAGCACCTTGCCGGTCCGCACCTCAATCGACGCGATCGCCGCCCGCAAGAAGCTCTCTAAAACTGGGCCTTGCACATCATCGTCCGAAAAGCCCGTTCCCAGCCGCAGATGCGCCTTGAGCTGCGCTATCGGCAGGGCGGCTTCGGGCACCGCTGTTTCTTCGATCAACATCATGGAATAACTCCGATAGTCCCCGGATCTTTCGGGTGGTTCAGGCGCGCGCAGCCTCGCGTTGCTCGGACGGAGGGGAGCAGCTGGACAACGCATTAAATTAGTGGCGGCGCGCGCCACGGGCGAGGGCAGATACCCCCGCCCGATCCGCGCCCCGGTTAGGAGGTCGCGAATTTCAGCAGCTTGATCGCCGCATAGTCGCTGACATCGCCACCCACGCGCTTGGTCGCGTAGAACAAAACGTGTGGCTTGGCGCTGAAGGGGTCGCGCAGCACGCGCAGATCGGGTCGCTCGGCCACAGTATAGCCCGCGCCAAAATCACCGAACGCGACCGACATGGAGCCGCTGGCCATGTCCGGCATGTCCTCGGCGATCAGCACAGCATACCCTAACAGGCGTGCAGGCTCACCCGCCGCCAGACCGTCGGACCACAGGAAGCGGCCATCGGCATCCTTCATCTTGCGCAATGCGCCCGCGGTCTTGGAGTTCATGACAAAGCTGGCATTGGCGCGGTATTCGGCGCCCAGCGCATAGACCAGATCGATCACCGCATCGGCATCCTCAAAATTGCCGTCCGCGCCGGTCGGGACATAGCCCAGATTGCCCCAGCCCCAGACATCATTGTCGACCGCAGGCTTGGTCAGAAAGCCTGTTGGCTTGTCCACACCGTCGCCTGCGATGAACGCGGCCGCCTCGGCACGCGCAAACTTGTCGGCGATACGCCCGGCCAACCAGCCCTCAATGTCGAAAGCGCTATCATCCAGCAGCCGCTGCGATGCTTTCGGCAGCGCGCTTAGTTCGTGCAGCGGGATGGTGATGCGGTCAATGCCGGGCGTCGCCGTCTCGCTCACGCCAACTGCCTCGGTCGCCCAGCCATGGCCTACATCGCCATGATCGATCAGCACGTCAAAGCTGGTCGCCTCGACTGCCACGACATTGGCAATCGCGCGGATTGAGGCCGTCGCGCTCAGTGTCGACTTGATCGCGCTGGCCGTCTGCGGATCGACCAGATAACCGCCATCACCCGCGATGGTCGTGCCCAGCGCCTTGCCCTCCAACTCCAGAC